CAATTACCATGCCTCCTCCGCGGATTTTATTCCAATGCGGGTTTTCTTTTGTTTTCGTCCAATCTGTTTGAACTTACTTGCCCTTCGGACATTTCCACTACGCTCGTGGTTGTGTACCGTGATTTTTCCTTTTGGAGACTCTGAAGTCTCCTCTCTGGATAGAGCAGGTATTGGGACACTCGGCGGTGGTGTAACCGCTCGTACAAGATCGCCATCGAGGATAACATCACGCTTGGCTGGTGCGGGTGTTTCAATTTCCTGGCATAATGGGGGCCGAAGGAACTCCGTGGCGGTTTTGGTCGATGTAAGCCAATTGTTGAAGAGCTGTCTATCGAAATTGGGTAGCTGGATTTCAAACTCAACATCCATCCATCCTCCAACATTTTCGTTAGGGAATTGGGTGTCTGCATTAAATCTGCTCCAATAGCTGCCGACTCCAGCGAGTTTACGTGGTCTAAACTCGACGCAATCAAGTACGGCATTAGTATACTCTCCGATAACTGGTGTGTTTCCGTCGGTGGCTGCATAAGACATGCATTTCTCCACCAATTTTGAGACAGGTGTGACACCAGTTGGGAGATTCTGCGATACATGGAACTTTGATAGTTGTCTTTTGACATCACACATACTATCAGGACAGCCAAACCAGACATTGGGACTGTAAAAGCGAGCCAAGAAGTTGACTCCTCGGTTTCCACGAGGTACAATGGCTGCTTCCAGAATGAGCCCAACTTTTTCCGCGGCCCATTGATGGGACGCAACGGATAGGTCAGGGTCGACGCCATCATCGCCCAGGTGTATCCCGAGGGACTTGAAGGCCTTCTCTGGTGTATAGTAGTTTCCGGTATCTGGATCGACACTGTGTCTGAATCCAAGGTATGATGTGAAAGTGGCTCTGAGTGTCTGTGAAACGGAGGTATCGGGAGATCCGGATCCATGGGAAGGTCCTTGGTCAAAGGTAGTTCCATGGGGAAGATATCCGATATTTCCTGCGTTTTGTTCAAGTAAGTCATTCAACTGAGTTCGGTAATATTTAAACGCTCGCATAAATATTATCCGCTCAACCTGGCGCATCACATAGGAAATAGTACCATCCATACGATGGTAATCCGATATGTTGACGACCTTTGCTCTTGAGCAGATGTCGGCAACACGTTCAGCTATTTCTTTGGGTGTCTTGCCAGGGCCATACCACGCAAATTGCTTAAGATGGGCCGCTAGGGCCATAGTAAACTTAGACATATCCAACTTATGCTTGTCATTATAAGTGGAAATGTTACGTGGATCCTTAAGGCCTGAATAAGCCTCAGCTTTAATGAAACACTTGAGGACAGGTTTTAGGAATGGCCCGAGCATGGAAGCCCGTAATATGGATGCAGTTTGGGTGGCTGAACTCTGTTGTCTCAGCACATCATGTTCCTCAACAGGAGCAAGTATGCTGTCACCAACTACGAGTCTGGCAAACTCCTCGAGACATTGATCTCTAAAGTTATTTGCCGGTGGTTCTGGTGCTCGTAGCGACTTAATTCTTCCTTCAACACACCGTTCTTCTCCTTCCTTATTTGGAACGGGTGTGTAAGCTGCGTGAATGAAGGGACTCATGAATGGTGTTAATTTTGCCTCTCCTGGTGTCAACACCTGTCTCGTCTTAAAGTCGTACTTTCGTACAGACTCTGAAACAGGAAACACATAAGGCATAGGTCCACTGTTGGTGCTAAGAAGATACTCCGTTAGCATTGCTGCGGCGGGCTTATCTTGGTCAAGCCAACTTTCGACGGTACCCTTAGATATTCGGGTTACATTGGTACGTGCTACCGTACAGACAGCGTCGAAGGTGGTGGCAGGAACTGTTGCACTTAAGTGCTGATTGGGGCGGCCAATGGTCACTTCCGTTCCGGTGTTCTTATGCACACCAAAGCGGATAAATTTTTCACCATTGCTAGCGACCACGAGAGGATCAAAACGGGTCAGAGGTTGTATTTTAACTATCCACTCAGCTAGCTGAGCAAAAATGCCTGTAAATTTGCGGATAGGACTAAGGAGGACAACCTGGCGATGTTTTGTGATTTGCTTGCGTTCGATGGCATACGTTTTATAAACAGTAGTCATCCAGGGGAAATACCATGGTCGGCACGATACAGTTATGCTATCAGTGTTGTAGTTCCAGAGATGGTGGGTGTATGTACCACCACCACTGACAAAGGTAACAAACTCACCTTTTTCATTGAAGAAAAATGTGGTGTCATCCTCGCCGATGGAACTCGCTTGTTCAGGAACAGGTGTATACAACAACACAGGCTGATCGTGTTCAACCAAAAATTGCGGCATGTCCATATAGAAATCAACATCGCAAATGTAGATAATGTCAGAGTCACGCGGTGTAGTGATCGTATTGTGGACTTTAGTGTCCTTTGCCCAATACCACTGGCGAGTACCTCTAATGCCGTGTCGTTGGTCACTGGCAGACATTTCTATGGAGAAAATTTCTGACCCGCAATACGCTGCAGTCAAACGTGCGAACCGTGTAGCTGAGGTACGGAACGCAGCAGCGTTTGCATGAGTATGATTAGGGACGGGACGTACAGTGGGTACGACTGTAGAATCGAACGCATTACGTACCACATCCGTCACAATGAGAGGGGTGGTTGAATAACGTTCGATAAACGCTGAGACATAACGTCTATAATAGCGTTTCATCACGACTGCGCTGGCGGGCACAATGACCGCCAATGGAATAATTACCATTGCTAGACGTGGCATCAGTATAGAACTGGTCG